GTTTTACTTAATTCTAAATCATGATATGAGCTTATTTGAACAAATATGCTTTTCATCAATCTCCCCATATTGCATGGGAGCAAGTTGTACACAAATTTTCAAATGAATGCTTAATTGTTTTTTGCCTTAAATCGCTTTCCCATATCTCTTTAATAGAAGATTGATTTACATTACCAAAAACAGTTTCAAAATTATAATCATTACAACAAATAAATACATCACCATTTGCGTTAACATGTAGCCAAGTTTGAGTTCTATCTCCCATATTGCTACATCCTATAACTTTGCTTCCTTTTTTATTGTATCTTTCAATAGCTGGCATATTAGTCATTACTCTATTTTCATCTAGATTACCAGCACGATCTACCAGTCCAGAATTTGTAAAAACATTTATATTTGGAAATATTCTTTTAAAATCATTAAATGCTGTTGCTAAGTCTCCGTCGGTATTTGATAAATTTAGCTTTGGTGCATTTTCAAGTGGTTGCATCCAACCACCATTTTCTGGCAAAGAACTTTCGTTAATTCCATTTATTTGTATGGACAACATCTGAGAAGGCAAAACTTGTGTGGCATAAGAAATATTATTAATTATTTTATCATGTATTCTTGGATTACGATTAGTCATTTTTGCCCAAGTGTCTGCGTCAGCTGAAGGTACATTGAAATTAATTAAATCAACAACATCTTTATAATTATTTATTAAATCTGTTTTTTCTGGAGTAAGCGGAATACCATTTGTTAAAACCATCGTTCTAAATTGTAAATCACGCATTACTTTTAACATTCCCTCAAAATCTTTATACAAAAGTACTTCATTATAATGGGCGGTATAAACAAATGTAAAATCCGAAGCAACAAAGTCACCAATTCCATTTTTTATTTGTATTAAAATATCTATTAATGTATCTAAAGGCATATTCTTTTTACCAATTTCTGGATTAGGAGAGTATGCTACTGGACAAAACCAACAGCCAGAATTACATAAACCATTTGGATCTAGCTGCACTAGTTTTATTTGAGACATTTAATTAATTCCACCATGCCACTACTGCATACCTAGTGCCAGATATAACTGGGTGAACCGTGTGGTTATAAATATAATTTGATGGGAACATAATCATTTGATTTGCTTTTGGTTTAATTTTTAAATTAAATCTACCAAATTCTATTTCCCCGCCCTCATAATCTTCATTTAGATAAAAACTCATAGATACTGTGCGTGGATAAGATTTTGCATCATCATAATGATTAATAAAATGATTATTTTTACCATATTTTAATATTTGCCATCCTTCTGAATCAGCCCATTGGGATGCTGCATATAAATTTTTATAATGATTAATTGCGGGATACAAAGATTCATTTAAAAAATCATGAACCATTACTTGTGCATAAGGGGTAGTTTCTCTTAATGGTTGATTATTATCAATAGGAGGCAAAGATATTGTTTTGCAATCTCTTATGCTTTTAACCACACCATTTTCATAACCAGTTTGTTGACCAGCATCCGCCCAAGCTAAATTATTTATTAATACCAATCCTTCAAGATCATTAATAAAATCTTCTGGATTTTCAATTACATTGGTATAACTTACAATACCCGTGGCAAGTTCTTCAAATTCAAACATCTAATTACCATTTTCCTATTGGACAAGTTGCTTCTTTCATTTTTGTTTTTACATTCATAAAACAACCACATTTTTTACATTGCTTTGTTAATTTAATTAATTCTGGGCAAACCTTACATATTTCATATCTTTTTTCGCCTTCTTCAGAATCCCATTGTGTATTAGGGTTTAAAATATCCCATGGCTTTACATCTTTTTTATTATTTTCTTTATGTAAGATTTTTGGATCTATTCCTGCATTTTGTTCTTTCCATAACTGCCAAGGTGTTTTTTCTTCAGACATTACTCTATCCTATCTAATACTATTTTGGGTTGGCTTAACAATGCTGCAATCAACATCTTTGCCTTATCAGTTTGATTATACATTATTCTTCCTAAATAAGTTGAATCTTTTAGAAAAGCTATTCTTGTTAAATTAGTTTTATTATAATCTATTGAAATCACTCCCCCAATATCATAAAAATTTGTTCCATCCCATTCACTGCCAACAATTGGATCATACGGCAAAGAAGAAATATCAATAAATTTATTAGATGAATTAAACATAACTTCATACATAGCAGATACTTCATCAGATGGAATTTGCGTAATTGGATCTATCTCAACATAATCAAAGGGGATAATCTCTTTATCTATAATTAAATTATAATACTTTTTCAAAATTACTCCTTTTTTATTTATTATATCATTGTAAGTAAATGATGTCAATAATTAGCAGCAATGGTCTCCAGCACAAAGTCCCGCACAGTTGTAAAATCCATTGCCATAATGACCACAAGATTGACCTTGGTTTGGCGAACAGGTTGAAGTTGGAGCTGGCGTTGAAGTTGAAGTACTTGTTGAAGTTGAAGTACTTGTTGAAGTTGGAGCTGGCGTTGAAGTTGAAGTACTTGTTGAAGTTGAAGTACTTGTTGAAGTTGGAGCTGGTGTTGCTGATCCACAACATTGCCATGTATAAGGGATATTGTATTGTGTATAATTTCCAAGATAAGGCAATCCTAAATCTGCACATGTATAGCTTGTTGGATTTGTTACTTGTCCTGGGCAAGCTGGTAAAGTTGGTGCTGGTGTTGATGTAGATGTTGTAGTAGATGTAGGCGTTGGTGTTGTAGTAGATGTAGGCGTTGGTGTTGTAGTAGATGTAGGCGTTGGTGTTGTAGTAGATGTTGATGTAGGAGTTGGAGTTGCTGATAAGCAATATTGAATAATTTGATTATATGATGTACAAACATAAATTAAACCTAAATCTGCACAAGTGGCATCAGTTGCTCTTGTTGCTGTATATGGACCGCCAGTTGACGGTGGACATGGTGCAGGCGTTGAAGTTGGTGTAGGCGTTGTGGTAGATGTAGGAGTTGAAGTAGACGTTGATGTTGGGGTTGGCGTTGGAAATCCTGAACAAGCAGCTGGTACACCCAAATAACTAATAATTTCATTTGAACTTAAACCAGTACTGGGCACTGTTCCTACTTTATAGCTGTGACCTGTTGTAGGAGGATTTGGTGGAGTTCCATATGTACCAAAATAATTTCCGCTTGTTCCAGTACAATCAACATAGGCAGCATAACCATTTGGATTTGGATTTACTGCTTGTCCTGTTTGAGTTACAGTTCCATCAGAAGATTGTAAATAAAGAGTATCTGATGACCATGATGTTGGCAATGATGATACAGTTATGCTTGCTGCAACTCCAGAGGAATTTGCATTTGCGGTAAAAGAGCCTAGCGGGTTGCTTGCAGTAGTGTAAGAGCTTGCATTATCAAAAGCAACATAAGAAAAATTTGAACTGGTTGGATTTGTATATGTCCAAGAAGCTGTGTATCCAATGCTGGTATAATTAGAAAATGTAATTGATGAAAATGATAATGAAGATTCTGAAATAACTGTTGCAGATGCTGGGCCAACCCAAATAGATTTATTTATCGTTGAACCACTTGTTTCTACTGATCTTACCCAATAATAATAAGTTAATCCTACAGTTACATTTGTATCAACATAAGAAGTATAAGAAATTCCAGATGAAAAAGGTGTTGATCCAGAGGAGGGAGTGGACCCCGTTGTATTTCTATAAAGATCATATGTTAATGTATAACCAGAATCTGCAGTGGCATTGCCCCAAGTAACCTCTACTTCATTGCCACCTAAAGGATATGCATAAATTGAAGCAGGTGGTTGTAAACCACTACCCGAATAAAATAATTCCCAGGTTCCACCAGCATTTACCCAACCTTTTTGAATTTGCTGCCAAGTTCCACCAGCGTTTGCCCAAATTTTAGATATTTTTTGCCATGTTCCACCAGCATTTATGTTAGCAGGCATTTACCAACCCACCCAAATATCTCCAGAAGATCCTCCTGTTGGAGAAGCATTTAATGATAGTGGAGATGCCCAAATATTTCTTAAGTGACCCGATGATCCACCATATGAAGGATTTCCATTAATTACGCTTACAACAGAAAAATAGTCATTTGAAGGACTTGGTCCAACTATCAAAGAGCTATTTGTGCCACCATTACTTAAATTTTGAATTGAAATTCCACTTGTACTGAATGCAGATATTGATGCTACTTGAGTTGTTCCATAACTAAAAAACAATGAATCTGATCCAGTGTTGGTCATTGCTAAACCGTACTTGCCTGCTTGCAAATATCCTGGAGTTTGTATTACTGCACCACTAATTGTTCCACCAGAAATATATGGAGAAGTCATTGAAATTGAAGCACTAATTGTGCCACCAGTGATGGCTCCAGCATCAATATTTGCTATGGTTAATCCACTAACTTGGACTTGTGTCCAAGAGGTACCGCCATTGCATATATATTGTGCAATAACAATATGTGCACTATTATATGAAAACCAAGTATCTCCAGCTAATCCTGAAGTAACCCCAGAAGTAACTCCTCCAACTGGTATTGATGAAGGAAATGTAGAGGATTGAGAACTGCTTCCTGAAGCAGTAGTAACTGTATATTGTACTCCATTTGGTGCATAGCTTGTAGTTAGTGTTGTACCTGTACTATAATAAATTTTATTTTTACCATTTGCAGCAGTTTGTGCAACAGTAGTTGCAGTTGAGTTTATATAAGAAACTGTAGATTGTCCATTAATTGTTGCAGCAGAAACATCTCCTTTAAAGAAAGCATTACCAGAGGAATCAATTCTAAAGTTTTGAGAGGTAATTGAACCATTATTTAAATTAATATATGTTCCAGCTGTTGAGTATGCAGAACCATCAGTCAATGTTGATGGTGAATAGTTTGTGCTTTGAATTGCTGGAGAAGTAATTGTTCCTGCAAAATACGCATCTCCTGTTGCTGCATTTAAATAAAACTCTCTTGTGCCCTGTTTAAAAGCAGCAATACCAGTATTATTCATTACTACGCCTGTGCCAGTTGTTGTACCTGTAACTACATTAAACTTGCCCAGATTTGTTGGGAATGGGTTGTTTGTATTTTGTGCAAATATTGAACCACCATTCAAAAGTATATCTGTTCCATTATTTACTGTAAGGGCATTTAATCCGCTTGGGGCTACATCTGAAGCTTTAAATGGGATTGAAGCATAATCTGAATAGGTTCTAGTTCCATCCGCATTATTTTTATAAGCTCTAACTAAAAGCACATAGGAGGTACCTGGAGTTAACCCTGTTTGAGTTAACGATGTTTGGGTAGTTGATGCAGGTGTCCATTGTGCATTAGTTGCCATTTGTTATCCTAACTTAATTGCAAGTAATATTCTATGTCTAACGGTATACCGTATGTTTTTGCAATAGGTGTTGTTAGAATAGATCTACTTACAATTCCCGTCGTATTTGTAATCTCACCCAATACTGAAACTTTTATTGCGTCTACAGTAATTGCTGATGAACTGCCAGATGTACTTAATGATATTGATTTAACTGTAGATAAAGAAGATATGGTTGATGGGAAGCTTGCAGACAATATTTGATAACCAGTTCCGCTAAAGCTGTAGGTTGTGGAAACTGTTGCTCCATTTACATCTGTAAGTGTTGCAGTCAATGTTCCAGAACTTCCTGACCCAACATTAGCTAGTATATTTAAACTATCAAGTTGTGTATAAGAAGATAGGTTTAAGAAAAAGTTACTATTTGTTATAGTAGTATTTGCAGCCATATTTAAACTATACAAACCTACTCTTGGAGATATTGTGCTTTGTGCAGCATAAGCATTCGTTGTAATACTTCCGCTTGCTACCGTCCAATCATTTGGTGTTGAAAAATCAGTTAGGATTAATGTATCCCTGTTTCCAAATACATTTGTAGTACTTATTGGAAATACTCCGACCTCATATATATTAGCAGAAAGAGATGAGTCCAGGGTTCCTTTTACTATTAATAGATTAGGACTTGCTATTTGAAAAGACTTTAAGGTTACAGCACTTCTGGCAACTTCATATGCAAGGGCTAAATCTGAAACTGCTGGTGCTGTATTTGCGGGAGCTATTGCAGAAGGCATTGCACCTACAGCTATTGATGATGCCCATTCAGATAAAGATCCGCTTAAATATTGCAGTATTGCAGTCTTGCCATTAGTAGTAATGACATTTTCAGATCTTCCTATTTCTTGTCCATCTTGTTTAAATACGTAAGTTCCCTTTAACATTATTCTCCCTATACCGAAATATTTCCTGTAATATATGACGTTCCTGCCAAACCTTGTGCATTATAAGGAGTGATTGTAACTTGATATACTCCAGTTGGGACAGTCATTGATTCTGTCACAGTAGTTGCTCCCGATGATGGCGTTACCAAAGCATTTGAAAATTGGTTATTTGCTATATTAGTAGCAGTAAATACATAATTGGTTGCATTTGAAATCGCATTCCATGATACCACAATATTGCCAGCTGTTGAAGCAGTTGTTACAACATTAGTAACTGCACCTGTGGATGATGTAGTTACTGTTGAGTAAGTAATTTCATAACCATCTGCTCCCGCCACAGTGTTAAATAAAACTGGGATTGATATTGTATTTGTTCCAGCAGTTCCAGCCACCAATTGATATTGGCCTAGGGACAGGTTTGTTGGAGGTGTCAGGGTTATATTGCCACCAACTATTGATGGAGTCTGAACACTTGGAGTATTTGTAGTTGATACTGATAATGGATTAAAGTTTTCTGAACTATATAAAGATATTAGATCTAGGTCTGTGCCTACATAACTTAGGAATTCTTTATGTGGTACAACCACAACGTTTCCCGCCCCATAAAGGGCTTCAAGCTTTGCTCTGCCGAGCGGGGTGTTGTTTGGATCTGTATCAGCAATAACAAATTTACCCCTTGATTGCGGGGTTAATGGATATATGTATTTATTATTATCTGTTACGTCTACCATTATTCTCCTAAACTATGACAATTATATCATTCTAAGCGTATTTTAGGTAAATGTGGCTGCTTGGCCATACCACGAGCCATAATAAGTGTTGCCATCTTTGCCCAAAACAACCTGTCTTATTCTTAGATATACCTTACCAGTAGTTGATGTTTGAACTATAAAATAAAGTCCCGATCCGCCATTTGGTGTAGAAAGATTTCCACTACTTGTTGGGCTTCCACTTGCAGATGTTTTACCCGCATAAAATTCCCACGCCCAAGAATACGATGTGTAATCTGGTGTTGGCGTTGCATCATACCAATACCAGGATCCGCCAGATTCGTGATGCACAGTTCCATCGGGATATTCATGAAAATTTTGTGCAATTGGAAGACTGAAAGTTGGAATTGGAATATTGTATGTTGTTCCTCCTCCACCGCTTGATGTTTGAGCTGGTATTGTATAATTAATTGAAGTGTTTTGTGCTGCAGTAGACACTCCATTAATAATGCTGTATGGCTGTACCGAAATATTAACAGAATCTCCAGCTTTAAATACATTTTGTGCAACTTCAGAATCACTAAAACTTACTCCATCAGAAGAAAGTCCCGCCAAATAAGAACCATTAATTAATGGTGCAAATCCATTTCTTTGATTTATTGCGTATTGAATAATATTTGTTCCTGCACTGTAAGTAACTACATAATTTGTAAAACTTGTATCTCCAGTCCAAGTTACATTTAAATTGCCTGATGCTTGAATATTTGTTACAACTATATTTCCAGTCGTACTTACGGCTGGTACGGTTCCAGTTGTATACGGCGGGTCAGACTGTGCACTTGTTCCATTATTATTTGTTGCAGATATAGTTATTTGATATAAAACTTTTGTTGGAAAAGAATCTGGTATTGTGTACAAAAGGTTGCCAGAATTATCTGTTGAAAGACTTGATACAACTATTGCTGGATAAGTTATAAATGAATTTCCATATTGATTTGGAGATACCTTAACATTATATGCAAGTGGCGGATTGTTTGTAGTGTCTGGAGTAATTGCAAGATTAAATTTAACAGTACCGTCCGAATTATATGTATGAGGCACAACATTTCCGTATCCAGATGAAAGTGTTGGTACTGCTGGTGGACCTCCGTGAGTATTTGTTGAAGGGATATTAGATCCATCAGCTTTAATACCTACTGCACTGCCAGTACCTAAAAGTTGTCCGCTTTGATAAGTTCCAGAGTATACGTAAACTTTAACATCGTAAGTTAAACTTGAACTTAAACCAGTAAAGTGATTTGTTGTATATCCTTCAAGATTTCTTGTTGATATAACCGTTTGTGTATCATGATTTAACAAAACAACGCTATAAGATCCTGCTCCAGTTATTTGGAACCCAGATACATCTATTTCACCTACTACTGGAGACACTACGGTTACTGGAACAGTAGATTGGGTTACATCTGTTCCAATCTTAATTGATATTGTCATAGACTGTCCAACTGAGTTTACTGTACCGCCCGTTATATTTTTTGGGGTTATTGTGAAGCTATATATTTGACCGCCCTTTAATCCACCGCCCAGAGTTGGTGTTGAAGTTGCATCGTCAAATGATATATTGTAAGGAAGTCCAGTTACGCCTTCAAATGGATATGTTAAATTATTTCCGCTTCTATTATCTGACTGCACATTAGACTGCATGCTTATTGAATAATCATAAGCATTACTATTTAATGGTTGAGTCCACGACAATGCCACATCATACTTTTTAGTTGTAGGATTATAAACATCAGAATAAACAGCTAAGTCTGTTATGGCACCCACGGTTGGTGGAACAGTTTTGTATGTAAAAGCATAGTACTGTGCAGTGTTATAAGTAAATCCATTAAATGAAACCGTAACTGAAACAGATGAAGCAATATGTGGGGGAGTTGCAACAGTAACAGTATTTTTATTTAGATAAGTAACGTTATAACCACTTTGATTTCCAAAGTTTACAGTAGGCAAATTAGTAGATGTAAACGGTGTAGATGCTGGTAAAGAATTTACAGAAACAGTTATTATATCTCCTCCAGTAGTTGATCCGTATGAAGGATTAATTGAAACCTGACCTGAAGAATTTGCTATAGTCTGTGCATTTGGGAAATTTGATTTCTTTGAACTAGAACCAGATCCACTATAAGTTATTTGGTTGAGTGTAAGCTGTGTTTGCAAACCATTTTTAAATGTTTGCGTAACTCCTTGTACAAAGAAGTTTAAGTTTTTAATATTTTTAATTCCATATGTAAGAGATATAATATCGCCAACCTGAATTAATGGGTTACCAAATATAGACAATGTTATATCTTTACTGAAAGAATCTGTTGCATTTGCAAGCACCTTAAGTATTGAATCTGCAGACTTTTTAGACTGAACCCAGTCCGATTGTAATTCTACAACTTCATTTACATTTTGAGGATTAAGAACTTTTTCAAGAGTTTGTTGATCTGTAAGAACTATCATATTTCTTGAAAACAAAGCAAACTGTGCTGATACGGCTTGTTTATATTCTGTGCCAGTTTTAGTCCATACAGCATATGGTGAATTATTGGCAATGGCAAACTTTGCTCGGAATCCTGAACTTGCTATGGTTGAATAAGACAAAGCATTTTCATTTACAGTAATATAGTTTGTTGGGGATCCAGCTGCTGACTGATCTTGATAATAAAGATTGTACATAATCTTTAGCGGTTCCGCCCCAGATGAAGGAGTGGCACTTAGTTGAACATCATATATATTAAGACCGATAATCTGTGGTTGTGCTTGAGCCATATAGAATTTTTCAACAGATCTTTTATCAGCAATTAAATTATCAAGATATGCAAATGATTGGAAATGATAATTAACTTGTTCATCAAGTGCTCTTTCACAAGCATATAGTTCTGCAAATTCAACAGATGAAGAAGCTGTTCCGTCTCCAAGTGCGTAGAATCCAAATTTTGTTCCTGCTTGACCTAGTAAACTGACTGGCAAACCAGTTAAGATTCTATGGTTATTAACATAAATTGCTACTTGACTTAAAACAGTAACTCCATCAGACTGTAAAATATCTGCACGTGTTATTTTAAGCCTTATCATGCCCGCTTCTTTTGTAGCAAATATTGGAGTTGTTGATTGGTTTAACATATCAGAATTAATAATTCCAGTGATGTCTTTGGTTGGAGATGATGTTCCCAAAGTTCCATATCTCAACAAATATTTATTTGGCTTGTCAGAACTTACCTCAATTTCTGCAAATAAAGCTCCTGTGTTATTTAAAGATGCAGAAACTCCAACTTGTAATCCAGCTATCATTTTGGAACCAACAATTTTTGATGGGAATCTAAACTTTGTTGAATAAGTTGAATAACCTTGATCTAAATCAAAGTTTGGAAAAGCTATAGCTATTTGGAATGGAGATAATACTGGGCATTGAATTAATCCGTTGCCATTGATAGTAAATGATTGTGCATAATTCATTGTCCCGCCGTTTGATGTATATGTATAACCTTGGAATCTTGAAGAAAAATTGCCAGTCATCGGTGTATGTGTAGATGCCTTAGTTCCAAACAAACCTCTTTTAACATTAACAAATCTACCAGTTGGCGTCTTTGCTATACTTGTTGATGAATAATAATTAGAAAAGCTGGCAACTTCATTTGTTAAATCATTTTGATTAGATACAGATACAGTTCTTGAAATATTGGTATTCTTATCTGTTAACGTCCATTCTTTATCGCCTGTTGATATTATTTCGCCTTCAATAATCGCATAGTTATCGTGATCGGTTGTTGTTGTATAAAAAAGTTCATTTAAACTATTTGGATCAACCCGATAATAGTTTTGAGAAAATGTTGTAATTGGTTCAAGCAAATAGTTAAATGGAACAAGGTCTTCTGTATCTTGCTTCCAAATAATATCTGGTGCTTGGCTAAGTATTGTTGTGTTGTCATTTTGTACGGTAATTGGAGTGACAGACATCTTTCTTTGCGGTGCACGGTAAAGCATTCTTACTTTACCAGTTTTTGTTTTAATATTTTCATTATAAGTATCAACCACAATACTATTATCTGCAATTGAAGTAGAAGCTTGATTTGTAGTTAAAATTTTATTTAGATTAATAAACCTAAGTACTCCGAACTCATCAACATACGATCCTATCTGATAAGCCATAAAAGCTTCATGTAGAACATCGTATATTGTTTTATTAGCAGAATCTGCAAAGAAATATCCTGCAGTTAGATATTGATTATTGTCTGTTAAAACTGATACAAGTTCGTCACGATTGTAATCTGTAAAGCCAGAGGAATCCATAAGATTTGAGAATATGTCTACCAAGTTTTGTTCATATGCAACATAGTCATTTACTGATATTGTTTGTAAGAACTTAACTACATCTAGACAATTAGCTTTTGCTACTTTAAGATCTGTGTTATCCCAAGTGTCCGTATAAAATACCCCGCCTGGAATAATTCTGTTTGCTTGCGAATCTACACTTGATATTGGAATATAGTGATTAATATAAAACTTTACATTTTTAACAATCAAGTTTTTTAGCGGAGTTGTATAAGTATCATTAGCATTTGTTGAAAAAATTGAATACGGAGTATTATTTGGTCCAGATATAGGAATATTACTTAGGTGTACCGTTGCTGAATTAGCAGACATAGATGAGATTGGCAATGGCGTATTCTTTGCATCTAATGTTTTTTGAATATCCTGCTCAACAACAAATGATGATAGGTCAAGTTCAAGTCTAGGGGATATTTCAATAACCTGTAATCTTGAAAATTCAGATTGAACACTTGAAGAACTAGATACGTTATACGAGCTTGTTTTATAATTTGAAATAACAGTTGACGACAACTGTGTAATAACAATTTGATTAATAGTCTGAGATTTTGATATCTGGCCAGACGAATTTATTATTGGCATTTGAGATGATGAGTCTGGTGCCCATGTCCATTTATTTGTTGTCCATGCAGTGCCATTCCAGTAAAGTACGCATATGCCTGAAGACTTGATGTCAGATGAATGTATTGTAACTGTAGATACTGCAATTTTTGATGATGGGTTATATAAAGAAACTAATACGTTATCTGGTATTGATTGACTTATATTAAATTTAATAACTATCTTGTTAACTGACAAGAGTTGATCATAAACCCCGCCAATTGATGTTGATCCAGAGGGGACTTCTGAAACAAAATACTTGTACTTTGACATAGGAGAAAGTATTCCGTTTTTATATGCTGGGTTTGAATTAGCAGAAAATAAAGTTCTTGGAGAATAAACAATCGGGCTACATGGAGCTGCGTTGGTCCATTGCGACGGGACACTGGATATAGTTCTGGTAACTTCTGGTATAGATGAGTTTCCTGATGTTACATAACTTTCGCCTGGTCTAAAGTAGGTGAACACACTGTCTGTAGGCCACATGTTGCCATAGCAATAATCAAAATAAGTTATTTGATATACTCTTAATTGAGATATCTCTATACCCCAAGTTCCCACAGAACTTAAAGTTGTATTTGTAAAATCAAAAGTTAAATTAATATCTTGATAGGCAGGATCTGTTGGTTTTACTCCTGCTACTAATGTTACTTTTTGCCAACTAAAGTTGTCAAGAATTGTAAATGTTGTTGAATTTAAACTTCCATTTGAATTTGAAGCATTGGTTGAAAGATTAATTATGTCTGAGCTTGTAGATCTTGCGTAAAAAACTATCTTATAGCAACCCGCAATTTTAGAAGGGGCTATTACATTAAAGCTTGCCTTACCTTCAAAATTTGATCTATTTGTTGTATAGTTTGGATCCGTTACAGAAACATACATTCCCAAAGATGATAGGTCTGTAAAGGCAGGAGAGCTATAACCATCTTGCCCTGGCACCAAAGATAAATTGCTTCCGTATTTAACCCATACGGCTGTATCTGTTATTGTTGGAGTTATAGCTTGACCATTACCGCTAAATGTAGCAAATGTATTATAAATTAAATTATAATTCCATTCAGCAGATACCAAAGGTAGGGTTTGTGCTGTATTGTTCTGAAAATAACTTTGTACTGATTGTGTACCGAGCATTTAAATCTCCGTAAATTCTATTTTAAGATTTACGTAATCGTAACCCTGCCTTCTTTTTGTTACGTCATATGTGAACGTTGTCATATATGAGTGATATATCTGGCCTGTTGTATTTATTGAATCTGTATAAGCACTTGATGGTATGGCTGGGATAGAACTTAAACTTGATGGTTCCTGAGCATACATAAGCTTTACATAAACTGGTTGAAACGCATTGATCTCATAAAAAGCTTTAATCCATGCTGCAGCGTGGGCTGTATTTGTTGGATTAGAAAAGTCATAGTCAACCAAGTTGGTGTCAAGGGTTGGAAAATCTCTCCAATCTGTGGTGATCTTAAACTTTCTAGCGATGACGTACTTGCGAAGTGTTCCATTTGCCATTCTGTCTGCTTGTTCAACTAATTCATAAGATACGCCAATAGGCTGGCGGTTATGGTCGGAAAGCTTATACCAAGTTCCCGTCTGAGCAATTGGATCATAATCTATAGATACTTGTACACCAATAGGTATTGAGAATACGCCTGTATTAGAATAATTACTCATTATACTCTGATTCTCCTGTTGGTTGATGTCATACTATCCATACGCTTGATGCTATCTGTAACTGCCTTGACTATTTCATCTGTATTGGCACTTGTTTGAGCATTCACAGTTATATTATACACTGCTCCGCCAATTCCCGCACCCCCTGCTGTTGGAACATTTGGTGCACCAACTGTTGGGAACTTAGGATTAAATGTTCCATTGTTAATTGAATTCATAAATGATGTTCCATACTTAGCGACAGAAGCAGCATTAGTTACAAATTCACCATTTGACAACATTGCTGGAATTGAATCAGATGTCCAAGTTCCTGGTCCAGATATAAATCCGCCACGTGCTTTATTAGGAACATCCAATCTGGTTCCATCTGGTGCTGTCCAGAAAGGACCACCCTTGCCAGGTATTCCTGGATTAAATGTAAATTTCAAATGACTTACTGGATCAGTCCATGTTTGACCAGCTTTTGCTCCAGTTGGCGGTGTGCCAAAAGCATTTGCACCATATTGACGACCTTTACCATTTGGTCCAGCTGTAGTGTCAGCAACAACTTTTACTGCCAATGGATTGGTATCTGATATTCCAAGATTCTTAAATATATCTGCAAGTGTTGATGGCAAATTCTTTTGATTCTTTAAAGCATCTGCAACACCTTTACCAGCCAATGTAATTGCATCTTTGTATGTTTGCAAATTATCTGCTGTTTGTGTTTTTGTTTTAAAATCTGCAACAATTTGATTTAATCCAGCAATCTCTTGAGACAATGCATCTTTTTGATTTTGAAGGTCTTGTTGTTGATTAGTTGTATTAAAATCTGTTGTATTTGCATTTTTTTGTTGTCTTAACAAATTAGCTTGCAAAAAGTCTCCAGAAGCTTGTGCTAATCTAATTTGGTTATCAAGGTCTGCTTGAGAAAGATTGTATTGCTGCTGTGCTTTAAGTTCTTGAGTTTGTAATTTCATTGTTGCAAGTTGTGCATCCAAAGCTTTTACTCTTGCATTATCTTGAAGCAATTGCTTCTTTTGTGCATTTGTTAATCCTGAAGTTGTACTTGCTTGTAAAGCAGCAGAAGCTTGTGCTTTTGTAAGATTGCTTTGAGCAGATGCAAGACCAGCTTTTGCTGCATCAACAGATTGTTGTGCTTGGTCTGTATAATATTTTGTAACATCATTTTTTAAACTTGCCATAAGCTGTTGCTTATTTGAATCTTGCAAGCCTGCAGTATATTGAGATCCTTTTGTTCCAAGCATTAGCATCATTTGAATATCTGCCATTGTCATGCCTTGTCCAAACCAAGTACCTACATTACTTGCAGCACCTGCTTGACCAACATTAATTAAAGCTGCTTGCAAAGCAACTACAGCATCTTTAGAGTTTGCTGCTGCGGTACCCATAGATTTTAACAAATCTGTAACTGTTGACATTGGTGTTTGACTATTTGCAAGTGTATTTGAAATACTTAACATTGCATCAGAAAGTGCTTTTTGTTGTGTATTAAGTTGACTATAATCAGTAGTCATTATTGGCATAAAGCCATTTGCTGTTACTAACTTATGCAGCCATGTATCTGTGGCGGTTGAAAGATCTTTTGTATTGCCAGTAACTTCTTTAAGTGCAGCACTTAGATATTGTGTTTTGCCAGCATAGGTAAGTAAATCAGTTACCATTTGGCTTACACCCTTTGGATCCATTCCATTGGCAACTTGTGCTGCAGCAAATTGTTCTACTGTTCCTATAATTCCACTTGCTGTAGTTCCGCCCTTTAACAAATCTCCAATTTGTCGTAACGCATCTGTAGGCTTAAGCTTAGTTATATTTTCAACATCTTGTGCTGTTTGACTTAATGCTTTTTGGGTTTCTGCTGTACCCATATTAAAACTATAAACGGCCTGAGTGGTGTTTCTCATGGTTCCGCCGTAAACAGATATTGCATCACCACTTGCCTTAAATGAAGCTGCTATAGCATCATTATGTGCCTTGGCATCAGCCATCATCTTGCTTAGTGTTTTAATTGCTACAGTCGCAGCAATTACACCTCCTACAATTACACCGATACCTGGCATAGCTAGTGCCCCACCAAGCAACGGTGTTCCAGCTTCTGGTAATAATGAAGCTATCATTGCAGCATTTGCACCAGCTGTTACTGCTGTGCCAGCAGTGCTTACTGCACTATTTTTATTTCCAGCAAGTGTCTGTCCAAGTATGGTACCGCCTAATGCGATACCCATTGCTCCACCCTTGCCCATACCTCCTACTTTTGAAACAGTAGAACCTATTGCAGATCCAGCACCTTTGACTCTTGTCATGAATGCTGAAAGCCAAGAATCTCCTGCTGCTTCTCCAGGTATTGCAAACATGCTGCTTTCTGCTGTTAAAATTTCTGCTTCACTTTGCATCATGGCTGGGAACATTGATTCAATTTGTTTTTGCATACTTGATTGATAAACTTGACCAGCTTCAAATCCAGGAAGTGCAAACATACTACTTTCTGCTGTAAGTTTGCTTGATGTTGTTTTTACCAAAGAAGGGATCATTTGATTAATTTTAATTTGCATAGCAGTAATTTGAGATTCTGCTGCAACGGATCCAACTTCTTCTCCTATTGTTTCAGCAGCTTTTATTTCTTCTTCCCCAACTTTATTTACAGCATTAACAATTAATTCTCTTTCCGCAAATATTGCATCAGCAAAAGATTGATCAATAATACTTCCAGATGCTCTAATTTCTGCTGCCATTGCTGCAATTTCTGCTCTAGTTCCTCCAGCAGTTTCATATGTTGATACCCCTGGAAAAGCTGCTCCTCTAATTTGAGTTGCACCAGAACTACCGCCACCTTTTATACCCATAGTTGATAATGGGCCAGTAATTTCAAGTGTTGTATAATTTCTTAATTCTTGAAAAGCTTGTGCAAGCTTAAGCATTTCTGCAGCATCTTCTTCCCCATTTTGAGCCATAACAGTAAATACTTCTATTGCCTTTTTTATTGACTGATCATATGCTGCTGCAAGTTGTGGTTCTTTTAATATTTTAAATTGATCATCAGACAATAAAATGTCTTCTGTAATTAAATTCATAGCTTGACTAAATTTTGCTATTTGTTCATTAGTTACCTGAACACCTTTTTCTTTAGCTTGCAAAATATTTGAAGTATAAACTGAAGGAGTTAATTCTTGAGAAATAAATTGTTCTCTCGCTATTCCTTTACTTTCTTTTCCAGCTCTTATCAAATTACCAGACTCGTCATAAATTGGTCTTTGAGCATAAGGTTTCATTGCTTCGTTTACACTATGACTTAGGTTTAAAACAAAATTATCAAGTAGATTAAACAATATTTGCTCTTCTTTTACTGCACCTGTTTCTATTGCAGTAAGTGCTTGATTAACTCTTGTTTGTTGTACAGCAGTAAGTTCTGGCAGCAATGCTGCAGCTTCTTCTTTTGAAAGTGTTTGAGAAATTCCAACGTGTGCTTTATCCATTCTTGCAAAATCATCTTGTGTTCTAGTATTAATTAATGGAAGTGAAGGTAGTGTTCCTGAACTTAATCTTCCGCCAACAAGTTGACTTTGTGCAACAGCGGCGGCTGTGCTAATTTTTTCTTCAAGAGTTCCAGTATTCATTGCTGTTGACATTCCAGACAAAGATTCTGTTAATCTTTGAATTGCTTGTGAAAGAAGATCTACTGCATCAACATCATTAACTATTTGATTTGAAAAAAGCTCTGCTGCTTTTTGTGATGCTACAATTTCAGGTGTTAGAAGTTCTTTAAGAGTCATGCCACCGTGAGCAAGCTTATTTATATTACCAACAGTCTTAAGAATATAACCAGCAAAATTGGAAAGCAAACCAGTTAACATGATGAGTGGTCCAGCTAATGCTGCACCAACTAATAGAAATCCAAAAAATCCTTTAAGTGGAGAAGGCAAATCACTAAATGCTTTGCCAATTTTATTTGCAACATTAAGAACTATAGTTCCCATTTCAACAAATTTTTGTCCAATTGGATAAAGGGTAGCCTTAATTCCTTCTAATGCTCTTGCTAATTGTGCGGAAGCAGAAGATGTTGCTTGCTTCATTTCTTGATTTGCAAGTGTTGTTAATTGACTTGATGTAGCATTAGCAATCTTTAATGCGTTAATTGTTTGGCTTCCCGCCTTGCCAAAGTTTTCAATAAGTGCTGATACACGAGCAAATTGGAATTTACCAAATAGTTTTTCAATAAGTTGTTCTCTAACAAGTGGGGTAAGATTTTGCAAGCCTTGTTGTAAAGCCTGAATCATTTGTACTGGTCCGCCAGCACCTTTAATTGCATCAAGGCTTATTCCAAATGATTGGAACTCTTTCTTTGCTGCTGTTGTTGGAGCGATTATAGATGCCATTGCAGATTTAAGTGCGTTAGCAGATTGGGCTGCTGGAACACCTGCTTCTTTCATTGCAAGAAGCATTACAGCTGTTTCTTTATAAGTTCCACCAAGTTGTTGCATAATTGGGCCAACACGTGGAATTGCTTCGGTCATGTCAGAAAGTGACATTGTTGTTTGCTTCTGTACGTCAGACAAGAAGTTTACAGCAGTTGCTAGGTCCGCTGTATTAATTTTATAAACATTTTGAAGAGCAACAATTGCATTAGTTGCTGCTTGAGAATCTACTCCTCCAAGCTTTGACAAACGTTCTGCCTGATAAGTAATGTTAAGAAGATCTTGACCTTGCTTACCCATAGCAGCAAAGTTTGCTGCAGTTTTAACAGTTTCAGTTTGTGCAATACCCATTGTTTGAGCAATTTTAGTTCCTAAATCTAGGACTTGCTTAGATATAGCGTCAAGTTCTGCTTGTGATGGAGGTGTTAAACCTTCACCATAAAGTCTTTGAAGTCTTGTAAGTTCTGTATTGGTATCTTTAAATGATTTTACTGCTGATGCACCAAACAAAACCATAGGCATAGTTAAACCAACTGTTAACTGACGACCCGCCCATTGTGTATTTTTACCAAAATTAATAAGTGCTGTTGAGCCACCTTCAATGGCTTTCTGCATTAATGCAGCCTTCATAGTTACAAGTTCTTCAGCTTGTGCTACACCATTAAATGCTGTTGGTGTGTAAACATCTAAAAAGCCTTGTTTGTTTTGAACAACTACAGAATTATTAAGTTTTATTTGTGATTCTGCAAGTGCATTCATTGATGCAGTTGCTTGTCCTGCTTTACCAGTTATTATATTAAAGTATTCGGAAAGCCTTAATTTTCCAGATACAAGTGACTGACCAAATTTTTCTGTTTCTGATGCCATCTTGACAGTTTGCATAGTAAACTGTCCAGTTGAAAGCATTGTTGATTTAAATGCTGCTTGTGCTGCATTAAGATCTTTTGTAAGTTGTTGGCCTAATCCAACGCCCGCCACACCTTTATTAAGTGCATCAATTTGTAATTGAAGGGCCTTGATTTGATTATTAACGGAAGAGAAATCACCAAGAGCAACTATATTTAATTCTATTTTTGCCAAGTTATTGTCTCACCTCCATCATTCCATTGTCATAAAGCCTAGTCCTTCACCCACTCCAAAACCTTCTTTAGATGCTGTGTGAGCATTTTGAAGAGCTGCAACATCTTCGGGTTCTTTGGATTGTTCATCCAAATCTACACCAGCAATTGCTGCTTGGAACTTCATTTCTCTTTCTTCTTTTGCTCTTAATGTTTTTATCAAAGCATTAAGTTCATGAATAGAGAGATTTTCCTCTAGCTCATCAAAATTTTTCCAATGACCTAAAGCAAAAACTTCAGACTCTAAGGAGCTTAGATCTAGTTCGTCCCAACTAGAGCCGCTCCCAGAAGGTTTGGGTCTGTTAGTTTTAACCCACCCGCAACTTCAAGAATCTTCATCATGGTAGGAACTTCAACCAATTCCTCAAACTTATCTTTATTAGCCAAATCTGCTCTTCCTAGTCCTTCTAGGCACACGATTGCTGCGTCAACAAACTGATCCATTGCATCAAGTTCTGTTTTGCTTTCATCAATTCCCATGGAGTTAACAATCTCCATGAACTTTCTTAGCTGCTTAATAGGCAGAGGTTTTAGAGTAACGATTGATCCGTCACTTAGTTCAATTTCTACTACATCATATACTGTTGTTGCCAATTTATAGCTCCTTTATTATTAGTTAAATTATACCAAGATAGTTAGTCAAGACAAATTCAAGACCCCGCCATTTCTGACGGGGCTTGAAATTCTGTATTAAGTTGTATATTAAGTTTTGTTTAGAATGTACCGTATACACGGTCAATAACAACACCGTATTCTGCACCTGCATAGTTTGCATCTGAATCTGGCAAGCAACGGAAATTCACTGGGAACACAGTTGCTGCATCACGCTTGAGTGCATGCATTGTTGTATCAATAGAAACAACACGACGAGCAACGTATACACGCTCCTTGTTACGAGCAACAGTAGTTACTGAGCCTGTTCCAACTGATACAACTGGTGTTGAACCTGTTGCTGCTGGATCATTGAAAGCTGCTGATGTACCGATTTGAGCTGGAGCTTGTCCAACTGCGATAAGTACACGCTCTACTGGTGCGTCACCAAGAGCACCTGCAGCCATGTTCAATGTTGCTGCTGGAGTATCTGGTGTGCTGTTAACAGCAGAATCATTGTTTAGCAATGTTGGAACGTTAACAACTGAGTTGTTAGCATTAGCAACATATACGCTATCCATTTGACCCCATGAGAATTGAAGATTTTCAAGAGTTGCTTCGGTAAGTTCTGTCTTAAGCATAACTTTAAGTGTTTGCTTGAAGATACGGGCTGCATCAAGAAGTTGATCAACCATAACCTCACCGTATGTTGGCTCATATGAAACTTCAAGTCCTGTATTTGTATAACCAACTTCACGATAAGCAGAAGACTGGAGAATACCAGTACGTGCTGATGTGTTTGTTGGCATCAAATTTGAAAGATCTGTTTTGTATGTTGTTGGGCGACCTGTATTGTTTGAGCTGTTACCAACTGAAACGAATAGAGATGCTGCTCCAACGATTACGTTTTTAGTACTTGTAGCCATTTATTTATTTCACCACCTTATTTGATATAAAATTAAAACAAAAAAAAGTGACAACTTGCTTCCTCATAGAAAAGCATAGCATTTAACCTATATAATTCAAATTTTAGATATATCTGCCAGTATTGGTGGTTGTACCTTCATCTACTTCACGGGTATAGGTATATCCTATTGCAATATCCCCGCTCATAAATCCACCTTCATCAATAAATGGTTGTACTGGATTTGCAGATTCTAGGCGGAAGAATAGGAATCTAAATGGACTTCCCGCCATTCTTTCAGCATTTACATCTGCTGCTGACTGCTCATATCTTCTAAATAGGTCTGTCAAGAAGTTAGCAATTGTAAGTATTTGAGTGTTATTTCTAGATACTATCTGCATGATCATAGATTCATCAGATAGCCACCATTGAACCCCATGATTTTTTTGCACAATGTCATAAGTAATATAAGTCTTGCCTGGAAGCAAGTTGTTAAATTCTGGAACTTGTTGAGACGGGATAATAGGGACTAGCGGGGACGTAAATCCTGTAGCCGTATAATCAGATGCATGAAATAGGCCAGCATTTTGCAATTCTGTCCATATGGCATTACGCACATCTGATACTGCAACTTTTGAATAATCTACCGTCATCTAACTATATCCCCCGTGTCTATTTCATTTGCAAGTTTTGTTACTGCATTTTTTACAGCAGCCGCACTAGATTTATTTGAACTTAATGCTATGGAAACGTCGTTTGCCAATCTATCATAATATCCAGATGAATCTATAACTACATTACTCTTATTAGTATACCAATCAAGCATATATTCTGCAAAAGCATTCTTTGTTTGAATCCCGCCTGGATGCAATATGTTTATTTGAGTTCCTGGTGCTATAAAAGCAATTCCATTATTACCCATAAAAGCTAAAACTCTTTTTGCTTGAAATGAGACTGGAGTTCCACTTTCCATAACTTCTGCTTTATTTCTAAATATACTTCTTGAAGATACTATTTTGCCAGTTCTTCCAGGCTTTAGCAATTCTGGATTTATTGGAACTGGCATTTTAGATGATAAGAAATTTGATGATATAACTAAATCGCCATAAATTATTCTGCTTCTTTCAAGAACAAATAATCTTTGAGTAGGATTTCCTATACCGCCCCATTCATAAACGTGGTGCATTCTTTTGGGATTTCTTCTGGCATAGTTGTCAACATCTATCATAAAGCGTTCTGCTGTTAATGAAAATATTGATCTTGCAACTTGGCTTAATACTGTAGGCTTAGTAAGTTCTTGAAGACCTTCTGAAAGGTCATACATTGAATTTACAAGTTGCTTTGTATCAACCTCAAGCTTGACTGTCATCTTGCAACTCAGTTCTTAGAAGCACTGCTTCATAGTATGCTATCTTTGCAAAAGGATCTAATACTGCGTGTGCTGCAGTTACTTCAAAAATTGTGTCTGGTTGTCCAGATTTATCAATTTCAATAAATATTTTCTTTCTATCACTTGAGCGAATGTTTTGAATACGCCAACGCTTTGAAAGTAGTTCTAATCCTTTAAGTCTAAGCTGGAGTTTTTCTGTATAATTACCATCTGATGTTTTATCAAATGCTTTGTTATCGGTTCTTGTTGAAGCCCCGCCAACTTTAATAGGCTCTACCTTGCATTGAATTGTATGGCTATATACCCATTGACGCTTGATTGCACCAGTTGATGGATCTTGAGCATTTACCTGTGTATAAACATCCGCCTTCATATTCATGATGGATGCCATAAATGATGAATTAAACATTAGATAATCACAATATTTGCTTTACGGTATTGATCAAGAATGTTGTCTACTGCAACGTTTCCTGTACCGTTAAAGGCACCCTTAGCCATCTCAAATGAAATTTCACTAAGGTCAACCTTGGACAAATACTTATTTCTCCAATTGTAGTCGTTTGAAAGTATGTCTTGAATCAAGAGCATACATGCAAGCTTAATATCTTCTGGTACATACTTGTAACCAATTTGTCCGACAAAACGGTATAGATATCCATCTCTAAATCTTCCGTATGGATAAATGACGGGATCCATTTGATTGTTCCAGCCATCAGGCCATCCTGGATACCATATTCTTATAGCATAACCGCTTGGGCTAATTTCTGTGCTATACCCAAATGTATTATAAACTGGGTTCTGAGTTTGATCAAATACCAAGATTTCGTTCTCATAAATCTGATCAAGTGTAAGCATTTTTTCTGTAAGCTGAATGGTATCTGAACCAATAGCGTATACTTCTTGACCGCCATAGTATGTGTAGAATTTTATGCCTGTATAGCCTTCTATGATGGTTCTGGCAAGCTTTTCTGCATTGACTATACTCTTTGGGTCAATATAATTGGCATCTGATGGAGTAGGGCTATATCCAAGGAAATCCATGGACTCCCCGACTGATGCATAAGGTGTTTCAATTGAATAAAAATCATTCTGATTAACTGTTACTCCGCCAACAACATATGACCAACGTGCCTCTAAGACAAAGTTTCTATTGGTTACTGCTGGAGTCAAGGCATATGAATAAATGCCTGCGGGAGTCTCATCATATCCAGTTAAACTTCCAAATCCAGTAAGTGGTGCAGAATCATTGTCTGCATCATAAAGTGCTAATGTGGGATTTGTGTTAGCGTCTACTTGAGACAAGACCCCGTTACTATATACTTCTAAGTATATCTTTTGTTGGCTGTTAGTGTTGATTGTTTGCAATCAAAACACCCCCTAATTATGCGTAGTACTCTTGAGCCTCTCGTGGAGTCGCAAGGCGGAATCCTGCTTGTGTATCAAAAATCTTTTGAGCATCTGTTTCAGACATAGCCATGAATGGGTGTTCCTGAGTAAAGATATAGCCATTTGTTTCGTATGAATGGTTATTTCTTTCCATCTTGACCAAAACTTGTGTTGCTGTGTTCATGATCTTCTGCTCTCTCTTTTTCTTTTCGTTATCTGGAATCTTAATTTCTTGCTTTTCAACATTAGTAAACTTATCATACATTTGATAAGAAATGCCTTCTTCTTCAAGAAGTGCAACAATCTCTTGCTTTGTCTTCAAACCTTGAGTTTCAACACCAAAAGATTCTGCTGCTTTTCTAAGTTCTGTAATTTTTAAATCTGCAAATGACATTTGTCATCCTTTCGTCATTGTTTATTATATCAGAAAATGGCTAAGGGGACTACTTTTAAGTAATCCCCCGCCTTGCAACTAATAAAAAATATTAGTATGTCTCGCCGTTAACTCCACCAGTTACGTTAGAGCCGTTAGCTCCTGAACCGAATGATGATGTTGACATTGTAGAACCTGCAACCTTGATATTCTTAACGATAACGTGTGCATCGTAGTTTTCCATTACGCAACCGACACGAATGAAGAGTGTGTACTCAATTGTGTCTTTCTTTGGCTGGAATAGACGATAAACTGTTACGTCACGCTTAATACCAATGATGAAGTTCTGTGGGAATGTCAAGTGGACATCTCCGTGTGAACCTGTAGCACCAGAGTAGTCTCCGCTTTGTGTTTCTGAGATCAACGGAACGTTGATAACTGGAATACCAAATGCGAAAGGAGTTACTGTTCCTGGACCACCATCGTTAGCAGCGACATCACCACGGATGATACCTGAAGCGATATCAAATGGGTTGCCGTTACCAGCGTTAGCTGTCAAATTGAATAGATAATCCTGTACCAAGTTAGATCCTGTGAAGAATCTGAGTTGGTTACGACGTTGCTTGTACTTACGAGGAAGTCTCTTAATAGCTTCGTTGAATACTGTCTTGTCAAGTCCGTATCCATTAGCGTCAACAACGTGTGCGTTGTTAAGAGCCAAAGAGCGGAAACCTTGGAAAGCTGACATCAAACCTGAACCAGTTCCAGTACCGTTAATAAGGGTATCCTCAATATCGTTACCAGCCTGGGTAGCCATAAGACGTGCAATGTGATC